ATTTCATAATATTAACAAACAAAAATTTTATGATTATTTTGATAAAGAATTAATAGAACAATTAGGAGAAAAATAAAATGGCACAAACATTCATAGTTAAAGGTGATGTTGTCACAAATGCATCTGACAATGATTTTGGTAGAGCACAGTATGTCAGAATTACTGCAACTGCTGACACAACTGCTGTACTTGAAGAATCAAATGGTAGTACAGGAATTGGCCAAGTGTATTTAGAAGATGGTGATACAGTTATCATTGAAAAACACCCTGCTGAAAAAATTACTTGTCCAACTTCAAAAGCTAGTGCAATTGGATCACCGAGAAGTTAATTATGACTATATCAACTACAAAGTTAGTTGATAATGATTTTCATATCATTGTTAACTCAAATGGTATCGGGAACGAAGAAGAACAAACTTTAGTTGATGTTGAAAACTCAAATAAGGCAAGTTCGGAACCTAAAGTATCCGTAGCAAATATTGTTTATGAGATACAAGGTACAGGAAAGATTACTGTGTTCTTTAAAAACGACACAGAAAAAAAAGTAGAGTTAGAGGGTCGTGGAAACTACGGACTTAAACCTACTGAAGAAAAAATAAAAGATGCGATAGGAGATATACTTCTATCCAGTGATTCTAATGTGACAAAGTATAATGTCGTAATAGAGGCACATAAAGAAATGGGATATAACTAATGGCAGATACAGTCACATCACAAACAATATCAGATACTTCAGGTGTCAAATTTGTAGCGAAACTTACAAATTTCTCTGATGGAACTGGCGAAACTTTAGTAAAAAAAGTTGACGCTTCAGAACTAACTTTTATGACTGAAGATGGTAATAGAAAAATATCAAAGATTTTTTACTCTATAAACACTAATAACCCTAAGGCAGGTGTTGAATTAATATGGGATGGTACTACAAACGCTACTGCTTTACACTTAGGTGGTAATGGTTATTGGGATTTAAGAACTAACGGTGCAGAGATTATAAACAATGCTGGTACTCCTACTGGTGATGTTTTACTATCAACAAAGAATTTTGTCACTGGTGATAATTACACAATAATTATAGAGTTTAGGTAAAAAAAGTTATAAATATTAGGACAAAGAGAGAGAATTTATGAAACTAATTTCAGAAGAAGTTGCAAATGCCGAATATATTACTGAAGAAGTAAACGGCAAGAAAGAATACAAAATCAAAGGCGTATTCTTACAATCAAATATCAAAAATAGAAATGGAAGAGTCTATCCGAGAGAAATCTTGGTTAGAGAAGTGAACAGATATACTAAAGAATTTATCAATAAAAATAGGGCTTTTGGCGAGTTAGGACACCCTGACGGACCGACAGTAAACTTGGAAAGAGTTTGTCATATGGTGAAATCATTAACACCAGACGGCGATAATTTTATTGGTGAAGCAAAAATTATGGACACACCATACGGTAAGATCGTAAAAGGTCTTATAGATGAGGGCGCTCAATTAGGAGTTTCTTCTCGTGGTATGGGGTCAATAATGAATAGAAATGGAATTAATTTTGTAAAAGATGACTTTTATCTAGCCACAGCGGCAGATATAGTTGCAGATCCATCTGCGCCAGACGCCTTCGTTGAGGGTATTATGGAGAGTAGAGAGTGGGTTTGGGACAATGGTGTCTTAAAACAAGTAGATATTGAGGCTTGGAAACGACAAATCCAAGAGGCAAAGAGAACAGTACTAGAAGAAAAGAAACTAGATGTGTTCAAATCATTTCTTACAAAACTGTAATCTTATAAATATCCAATACAAAGGAAATTTATTAAGCTTAATAAATCAAAAAGGAGATTTCTAATGGCCGAAACAGAAAAGAAAATTGAGGCGGTAGAGGCACAAGCTGAAAAGGAAGTTAACGAAGCAGTTAACCCTCAAGCTGACGCTCCTAAAAAGAATGCTGTAGCGGCTGAACCTACTCATCTGAAAAACGATGCAGAAGATTTAGGCGCAGCTGTAGTTAAACCTACGGACAGCAATCCTGACGCCACAAAGAAAATGAGTCAAGTTTCTGGAGATGCTCAACAAGCTAATCAAGGTGCAGCAGACGCTATGCCTAAGCTTAAAGAGGAAGAAGAAACGGCAGATGAGAAGAAATCGGAAGTTAAAGAAGGTGAGATGCCAAAAGCAGCTCTAGACGCTCTTAAAAAATCGCAAGACAAAAAAGAGATGTCACACGAAGACGAAAAGAAAAAAGATATGAAAGAAGAGTCTGATGAAGACACTATTGACGTATCTGCGGACGTTGAAGCTTTGACTAAAGATGAAGACTTATCTGAAGATTTCAAATCAAAAGCAGCTACTATCTTTGAAGCAGCAGTTAAATCAAAAGTTAACGAAGCTAAAGAGAAAATGACAGCTACTTACGCTGAGAAATTAAAAGAAGAAGTTGAAACTACGAAATCTGAGTTAGTTGAAAAAGTGGATTCATACCTGAACTATGTTGTTGAGGAATGGATGCAAGATAATAAACTAGCAATAGAGCGTGGTATCAAAGGTGAAATTGCTGAGGACTTTATCGGTGGACTTAAAAAGTTATTTGAAGACCACTACATAGATGTTCCAGATGAAAAATATGATGTGCTAGAGGACCAAGCAACTAAAATTGAAAACCTTGAGAAAAAACTTAACGAACAAATAGAAAAGAATGTTGAATTAAACAAAAACAATGGCGAGTTAAAGAAAGAAGAAATCATAGTGAAATCTTCAGAAGATTTAACTGCTGTTGAAGCTGAGAAATTTAACAAACTTGCAGAAGAAGTTGAGTATTCAAACGAGGAAGATTTTAGAACTAAAGTAAAAACTCTTAAAGAGTCTTACTTTGGTAAAAAAGAAGAATCCTCTTCTGATATAGATGATGTAGCGGTAGCAGGTGGAGCTGAATCAGTTGATCCAGCAGATCTGTCTAACAGTATGGCTGCTTATACCGCCGCTATAAGTAAAACAAAAGACATAAAGATTGTCAAGTAATAATATAGAGGGAGAAAAATACAATGTATTTATCTGAAACTTACGAAAAAAAATGGCAGCCTGTCTTGGAACACTCTGATCTTCCAAAGATCACGGATTCTTACAGACGAGCCGTTACAGCTACTATCTTGGAAAACCAAGAAAGAGCACAAAAAGAGGACGCAGCTTTTATGACAGAAGCAGCTCCTACTAACAACACTGGTGGAACAGCAAATTGGGATCCAATTTTAATTTCATTAGTAAGAAGAGCTATGCCAAACCTTATCGCTTACGATATTGCTGGCGTACAACCAATGACTGGTCCAACTGGTCTTATTTTTGCTATGAGAAGTAGATACACTTCAGCAACTGGCGCAGAAGCTATGTTTGATGAAGCAGATACTGATTTCTCTGGTAGAAATGCTGCTGGTGATTCAACTGAAGGTCAATCTGCGGGTGGACACACTGGTTCAAACCCTGCAGTTCTAAACGATAGCCCAGCTACCGCTTTTAGAAAATCTGAGGGTATGACTACTGGAACTGCTGAAGCATTAGGTGATGCTGACGCAAACAGTTTTGCTGAAATGGCGTTCTCAATAGAGAAATCTACTGTGACTGCTAGATCAAGAGCTCTTAAAGCAGAATACACTATGGAACTTGCTCAAGATTTAAAAGCAATCCACGGTTTAGATGCTGAGACAGAACTTGCAAACATTTTATCTGCTGAGATCCTTGCGGAAATCAACAGAGAAGTTGTAAGAACTATCTACATCAATGCTGAAAAAGGAGCATCTGCTAACTCTGGTTCAATCAACACAACTACTGAAGGTATCTTTGATTTAGATACAGATTCAAATGGTAGATGGTCAGTTGAGAGATTCAAAGGTCTTATGTTCCAAGTTGAGAGAGAAGCTAACACTATTGCACAAAGAACAAGAAGAGGAAAAGGAAATATCCTTATTACTTCTTCAGATGTTGCATCTGCATTACAAATGGCTGGCGTATTAGATTACGCTCCTGCTCTTAACAATAACCTAAGCGTTGACGATACTGGTAATACTTTTGCTGGTGTTCTTAACGGTAGATTTAAAGTGTACATTGATCCATACAGTGCGAACTCTGCTGCTAAGCAGTATTTCGTAGTAGGATACAAAGGTACATCACCATATGACGCTGGTTTATTCTATTGTCCATATGTACCTCTACAAATGGTTAGAGCAGTTGGCCAAGATACGTTCCAACCAAAAATTGGTTTCAAAACTAGATACGGTCTAGTAGCAAACCCATTCGCAGAAACAGGTGCCGCTTCAGGTGCAGTATCTGCAGTGAACAATGCTGGTTCAGCTAACGCTAACAGATACTACAGAAGAGTCCAAGTTGCGAACTTAATGTAATATTTGTTTATCAAATATCTAAAAAGAGGCGCTTCGGCGCCTCTTTTTTTGCCCTTTTTAAGCTTATAAATACTAGTATGAAGGACTTACTCAAACAATATCTTTGGATTTTTTCAATCACTGTTGGTTTACTAACAGTGGCATTGTTATTATTACCTGAAAAGAAAAATAGATTAGAATTTATTGAAGAAGAAATAAAGAAAGTACAAGAAAAGAAAAAGGTACTTACTCAAAAAGAGAAAGAATTAGAACAATTAGCTACTGAAAAAGATTGGGAAGAAGTAGATAAACAAACGGATAAATAGTATTATGACTGTTGTAAACACATTGTCACGCCAACCTACAAAACTAGACTATGCGTCACCAACGCAGTTTAAGTTTAATATAGTAAAACTTCCTAAAGTAGAATACTTTTGTACAGCGGTAAATATACCTGGTATTACATTAGGGGGCGAAATGGTACAACCTACACCTCTAAAAGATATTCCAGTGCCTGGCGACAAGCTAACTTACGAGCCATTACAAATGACTTTTATGGTAGATGAGAATTTAGAAAACTTCCAAGAGATACATGGTTGGTTAGTTGGTTTAGG